CGAGGAAGAGGAAGAAAATGCCGACCAGAAAGAACCGAAGAAAAAAGCGAAGAAAGTAGCTCCGCGTAAGGCGGAACGTGTTGCCAAGCCGGAGACCGGTAAGCGCCCGTTGAGTGTCGACGGGATCGTGAACAAGGGCGTCGGCAAGGAACGTCCATGGGAGAAGAACGCTCCCTGGAACCGAAAAGATCCGAAACGGAATAGCAGATTCGAACATGCCCGGACGGCTTCAAACAACAAGGATTGAGCTGAATGAGGCGCAGGAAACTGCGTTAGCTCAGCAGATCCATGTCGCACTTACGCACGCGCTAGAGGCGCACAAGGCGCGAGAGGAAAAGCTCGCGGAGTTGCTCGCAAGGTATAAGAAGGAGCCAGAGACTAAGGAGAAGTCGTATCCTTGGCCTGGTGCGAGTAATGTGGTAGTGCCTCTAGTGCAGATTGTAGTCGACGCGATTGTCGCGCGATTGATGAAGTCTGTTTTCGCGGCGAAGACGCAGTTTGAAGTCGAGATCAAGTCGCCGGCGTTCGAGATGAAGGAGAAGGACGTTCGGGATTGGTGCGAACACTTCTTCAGGACTTCCGGGTCGAGAGATCGGCTGCGTTCGATCTTCTTCGACCTCGCGCTGAATGGCGAAGCCGTCGTCAAGCCGATGTGGACGAGGAAGACTCGTGCGCATCATTTCTACGATGAGGCAGGCGTCGTCCAGGAGAAGGAGATTGTTGACTATGAAGGTCCAGTCTGGCTCTCGCCTGCTCCTGCAGATGTTGTCGGACCCTCAGGCTTTGATGAGTGGGACGAACGTCCATGGGTTGCACAACGTCTTCGGTATACATACGGTCAACTTCTCCAAATCGCGGAGGAGATGGAGTACGAGAAGGTTGAAGAACTTCGTGCGTTTGCTAAGGCACGCGAAGACGTTCGATACAAGACGGTTAAGTCGACTTCGGATGTTACTGCCGCCGAATCGAACGTAGACTGGCCAATCACGCTCTTCGAGATTTGGGGGTATTTCGAGATTCCCTACGTCACGGATTCAGGAGCGGAAGGAGAGGATCCGGCCTACGGGAAGAAGTATTGTGAAGTGATCCTCACCTACTGCATGGAGGCGAGGAAGTTCGTCAAACGGATCTACAACCCCTTCTTCGGGAGGGCACGATTCCTTCGTCGTATTCCGTACCTCGTGCAGGCGCATGAAGTGCATGGGATGGGTGCGGCAGAGCAATCGTTGTCGGGTCAGATCGAGGCGAGCACGATTCACAATCAAATCATCGACGCGGCGACTGCTGCGAACGGTGGTATTACGGTTGTTAGTCCTGAGTCGAACATCGCTAACCAGGAGAGGGTGTATCCTGGTAAGGTGATTGTCGATCCGAATCCGGATAAGGTGAGGATTCTGCATCTTGCGGAAGCGAGTATCACACTTCAGAACATGCTTCCGCAGGTCATCCGCATGACGGAGACGAGCACTGGTGTCTCCGCGTACAACCTCGGAATGGAATCAGCGATCGTGGGGTCACAGGCGACAGCCACCGGTACAACAGCCCTCATTAACGAGGGGAACCAACGATTCTGGGTGTCAATCGACGACATGCGGGATGCCCTTGTCGACGTTCTGTACCTCACGATCCAACTTGTCCAGCAGATGCAGCCGGAAGGCGTGAAGATCGCGGATGACCGGGTGATCAAGTTCCCGCAAGGGGATGTACGTACGTCTCTCGGTCTGACCCTCAACATGGCGTCGGAAGCCTTGAACAAGGATGTGGAGTTGCAGAACCTCCAAGTCCTCATGGCTGTGCTTAACGAGTACTACGCTCGTGTCCTCAACGCGTCCGCAATGATCTTCAACCCACAATTCCCGCCTGAACAGAAGGCGGCAGCAATCGCAGTCATGCAATCCGCTCATGACATCGTGAAACGCTTTGTCGAGCGCTTCTCCGTGGAGAACGTGGACACTATCGTCCCCAACCTCTTAACGGTTCTCCAGAAAGCACAGAATCCAAATGGCGGACAGCCAGCGACTGAACAGGCTCCACCCGTCCCAGGCCCGATCGGAGCTCCGCAAGGTCCTCCAGGAGGAACTGGAGCGATGCCATCAAATCCTGCGTACTGAGACGGTGTATGAAGAACTTCTCCGTGCGCAAGGACGAGCGAAATACATCTACGGTTGGTTGAGAGAGTACACAGAAGCTGAAACGGCTTCTTCACAGTCATCAACGAAAGAGGGAGATTCCCATGGCAGGAGCAACACTACCGGCTACTGATGCGAACGGCATCATAACAGAAGGTCCGTTCGCGGGCTTGAAACTTGCGGAGGTCGTGGAATTTGCAGCGACGTCTGTTGCGGCTGGGACAGAAGCGCCGAAACCTACTGCTCCGGCTGCGGCACCGAATGCTCCGCCTGCGAGTCCGGCTGATACTTTGGCTGCTGCGGCGAATGCTCGCTTGACTCCGATGGAGCAGTTCACTCTCTCGAGGTTCGAAGCGGATGACGAGACTGCGTTCGCAGCGACTGTGACGGATTACGATACTGTCCTCAAGCCGGATGAGCCGACCTGGAGGCAGAAGATCGCCGCGGTGAAGAAGAACATGCCTGCCGCGCAACGTGCTCAGGCGGGGTTCCATCGGTTTGTGTATATGAACCTGAAAGCGCAGGACCCGGAGATTCAGAAGCATATCTTCGCGACGGCGCCACCAGCGCCAGCTCCGGATGTTCCTCCTGATCCTGCCGCGCCTCCAGTTGCACCGCCTGCGGCTCCTCCATCAGCACCTCCTCCGATCGCACCGAGAGCTGCTCCTGCGCCAGTCGCACCTTCGACTCCTCGTGCTGCTCCGGCGGCTCCTGGAGCACGTGTTCCCGTTCTCAAGGGCTCGCACAAGACTCTTGCCCTCGCCGAACGGTGGAGCATGAAGCACGACGACTATCTCATCATGTTGGAAGATCGCGGCACGACTCAGGATGAGATCAACAAGCTTTCGGTTACTCAGTCCCAGTCAACGGCCGCCCAAGCGAGGAAATCAGTTTATGACCGATGAACGTAAGCCATATCAACCGTACGACCGGTTCCACGTCGCCAACAAGGACCCGAACTACGTCTACCGCTGGGCGAACAGCCGCGATCGCGTGATGATGGAGAAGCTCCACGTCGGTTGGGAAGTCGATCGCACACAACCAGCAGAGATTCCGATCGAAGTCGCGAAAGCGATCGGTCAGGAAACCGCAAATCCGGGAGGGGGAACAACCGTTACCCGGGGGGATGTTATTTTGATGCGCATCCAGAAGGACACGTACGAAGAAAGGGTCGAAAAACCCAGGCGTGCAATGGCCGAAAGGCAGGGAACTTCTCTCGATACGATGGTGCAACAGGCCAACGAGAACACGAAGAAGGCTCTGAGAGATCGAGGGTATAAGCCCTCATCGATCAGGACCAGCCACGTGTTCCTCGATTCGGACGACGGCAACATCAACGAACAACGAGGTAGATAGTGACTCACGGTAGGATCGCAATGGCTGCGGTTCGTTCCATGACCGGCACTACCATCCCGTCGATGGAATTACCCGAGGGAGCGTCCCAGACCATCAAGGCTGGAGCGCTTTGCGTGTTTGCCTCGGGATACGTCGCGGAATGTGGCGCCGATCCAGCGCTGATCACGGGTCTTGCGACTCGAGACGGTCGGAACGGAACCGCGGGCTTGTATCGTCAGGGTTTCATCCTGGCGCATCCCTCAACCCTGTACAAAGGGTATCTCGATACGAGCGCTTCGGAAGGTGCGGGTACGAACGCCGCAACTGACCGCGGGCTCTCGTATGGAGTCGCGAAGAACTCGGCGACCGGTAAGTGGTACGTCGACAAAACGGAAACAAGCAACAAGCGCGTTACGATCTGGGACTTCTGGGATCAAGTCGTCGACGGCATCGCTCCCGCCGTGGCTGACGTCATGCCCCCGGTACTCTTCACGATCGCGGCGCCTTACTGCAACTGGACGGCGGTGACCTAATGTCAAGAGTATCGACAGGCGGATTCTCCGCACTCCTCGCTCCTGGCCTCTGGCGCGTGCTGTTCAACGAAATCGACGAGCAGCCGAATCAGTGGCAGGGTGTGTTTCACAGGCACGAGACGAAGCGTGCGTACGAGGACGACACGAAAGTCGCCGGCCTCGGTTCGATGGTCAGCAAGCCGGAAGGCGATCCGATTTCGTTCGACGTGCCCATCATGGGCGCAGGCGTTCGGTATACGCCGGCATCGTACGGCCTCGGCTTCCGGATCACGCGTGAGATGTGGGATGACGACCTCTACCAGATCATGGACAAGATGGCGGCAGAGCTCGGACGCGCCGCGTCTTACAAGATCGAGGTGGATGCCTGGAGCATTCTGAACAACGCGTTCAGTTCAAGCTTCGTGGGGTCGGATGCGCTCGCTCTCTGTCACACCGCGCACACCCGTCTTGACGGCGGAGCAACGGCTGGGAATCGTCCGACCACTGACGTGGACTTCAGTGCATCGGCGTATCAGGCCGCGCTCGATCATTTCAAGACGATGTTCGACGATCGCGGTCGTCCGATCGTGATGACCCCGTCACTTCTCATCATCGATCCTTCCTTCGAGTGGGCAGCGAAGGAAATCCTGATGAGCGAGTACAAGCCGTACACCGCGAACAACGAGATCAACGTTCTTCGCAGCGACGGTACGATGGACTACATGCTCGTGCGGTATCTCACCGACGCGGACTCGTGGTTCGTTCTCTCCAACAAGCACGACCTCAACTTCTTCTGGCGCGTGAAGCCGGAGACGGGTGAGGCCGACGACTTCTTGACGGGCGATGCGCTCTTCAAGATCTACGCACGCTATGGCAAGGGCTTCACCGAGTGGCGCGGCGTGTACGGCAGCTCAGGCGGCTAGTCGGGTTTGGGTGGAGGGTGATGAGCCCTCCACTCACCTTTCTGTAGGGAGTCGTAATGAGACCAGGAAGCGGATCAACGGG